TGACGGTCCCGCTTTTCATCGCCCACGTCCACGACCCGGCTAGGAGCAAGGCATCGCGCACCTGCGGGTAGAGCGACTTGGCAAGAAGCATCGCCTGCGAGGAGGGGCCGAACTGCTCGGCAGTCCCGACCCGCAGAATCGCTTGGCGGCAGAGTTCGTCCTCAGTGAGCGCGGTCGATGGGCGGTCCTTGGCGGTCGCGAGGATCAACGCCTTGACAATCGGGCGCTGCATATTGGCCGAAAAAACCTCGGCCATTTGAGAGAAAAGGTCTTTTGACCCGGTGAGCGGCATCGCGAGGTTCGTGGCCAGCTTTGCAGAAAGGATTTCGACAAAGACCGCCGGGAACTTTGCGGATTCGGTGACTTTTGCGATGTATTCGATCTGCGCGGGAGCCGCGAGATCGGTGTGGATGAACCCATCCACGATCTCCCACTTGGAAAAATTCTCATCCTCATCGATCCCGTTGAGGCGGATGAGTCGCAGGAAGTCGGAGGGAGCAGCAAACCGGCGGGCGTAGCCAAAAGCCGGGGCAGTGGAGTCAGCGGTTAGCGAGGCGAGTTTCCGGCAAAACTGCCAATCGAACTCCGTCTGGAGTTCCTCCAAAGTCTGCGAGTAGAAGAGCGTGCAATACTGCGCCTGTGCGGTCGCATCGGCGAGCGTGGTGATACGAGCATCACCAAGTCGAGCGAGGGCCAAGTTGCAGATTTGAACGTCCGTCATTGAGGCAGGTACAGAGAGTTAAAAAGTGGGTGGCAGACATTGTCCCGGTCTGCCAGCGGGGTGCTTGAATTAAGCTTCGTCGCAAGCGATCTCGACGACCTTCTTCTCTTCCATGCGGACAGCGGCAAGGCTGGCCACGGAGCGGATTTGAAGGGAGTGCGAGAGGTCCGTGCGGACGTCCATGTGAGTCTTGAGTCCACGCTCGGCCAAGATCACGCCCGACTTGACGTAGGCGTAGCAGGAACGAACGGTGGAGACTTTTGTGAGGAGTTGGCTGCGGCGGAATTTGAATCCCATGAAGGTATTCAAAGCCCCGTCCACCAAAGCGCGCACGCTGTTGTAGTCTGCCGATGTCGCCTCGACCGTGCGGAGCAGGTCTTGGAGTTGCTTGGCGGACACAACCATGATGCGCTCCTCTTCCTCGTCCACTTCGTTAGAATCAAAGAGGAACTTCGCGGCGCGGAGTTTGCCGATGGTGAGACCGCTGTTTACAGCAACGCCTGTTTCCACATAGTTGACAGCGACCTTCTGGCCTGCTGGCAATACGGTGGCCGTTGTGCCAGTCGTGCCGGTGAAGGCAGTGCCACCGAGAGCGCCGATGATGATCGAGTCGCAGGTACGAGCATATGCTTGGCCATGCGATTGGATGATAGGGCTAGTCGGAAGGACAACCTCACCGAGGAGTTGCTCATCCCATTCGTCAACGAGTTTCGCGCAGTCGTATTGCTGCGGGCGAATCCAACGCTTGGCCATCGTTTGGTCGCTGATACGGGTGTCGCCAGAGCGATCCGTGATCATGGTCATCGAGGTTGCGTCGATTTGATTGTAGGATTTTTCCTTACCTTCGATTGAATCGATGGTGACGTATTGTTTCAGCGCACTATTCTTCTGCTGAACGAGGTGTTTCCAGTTGCTGTCGAACTGGGTTGTGTAGTGATCGGGGATGTTCGTGAGAACGCCATTTAAGTTAGCCATTTTATTCCTTTGTTGAGTTGGGTTGGTATCAGTCGAAACTGATGGATTTGTTCTGCTCCCTTCGCTCTCCGAGTGTCCCGTGTGGGGTCAGCGGCGGCGGGTAATTAGGGAGCAGGCTCAACAAGGAGGTGTCTGCTCTGACGCATTTACGTTTCAGCCCGATTTAGTATCAGTCAAAACATATTTTCAAAAATGTTGCGGGGCCGGGAGTCGAACCCGGAACTCAAGGGTATGGGCCTTGCAAGATACCTTTTCTCCACCCCGCGAAATTGTCATCCCTGCTTGAGCAGTCCGGTCACCAGAGTCGCGGCCTCGCGGTCGCCCTCCATGTACCGCTTGTGCCAGCTATTGTCGGGATTACTCATGATGTCCTTGGCGCGAGCTTGGCCGGTCATAAACTCTGAGCCACTCATCGAGCGCCCGACTTTGTCCTCGCTCATCATTTGAGCCATGCGGACGAAGCCACGCACGACTTCGGGGTCTGCGAACCCCTGCGAGTTTGCATTCACGCCCGCGAGCTTCGCGGCCTGCTTAGCGAGTCCGATGTTCTTGTCAAACTCCCCTCCCCACTCTTTCTTGAGGGTGTTGACTGCCTCGACATGCTGCTTCTCAATCTGCGCCTGCATGCCCTGCATTTTGAAATGCTCCATCTTTGCGTGTTCGGTCACGAGCGCCTTCATCGCGGAGGGCGGGATGTTGTGCTTGTGGGCGATCTCAGCGTAGTTTTTGACATTGTTGTCATCCCACGTCATGCCCTCTGGGAGCGCATCGGGAGCGAACTTGTACTCGTCAATCGTATCGGGAACTCCGAGTGAACGACGAAATGCGGCGACCTCTTCGGGTGAGGATTTCTCATTCGGTACGCCAAGCTTTTTTCCAATCAGCGCATTCGCATTCGCGAGCGCCTTGGCCATGTCGGGAACGCTCTTGTATTTACTGAGCGTGTCCTTGTAGGCGGCAGAATCCTCCGGGAGGTTATTCGTCCAACCATCGGCAAATGTGCCGTCCGGGTTGACGTAGCCTGTGTGTTGCGTTGCGGTTGGTGTCTCCGTTGCGGCTGGCGCATCGGCGTTGGTGGCGGCTCCTGTGTCGAGCAAACTCTGCTCGGAGGAGGTGTCGGTGGTGTCTTCCATAAATGGTATCAGTCAAAACATCCCTACTTTTCGGGGTGGTAGCCGAGATGGGTCTCGCGACCGGCGTAGGTCTTTTGGAATTCCTCTGGGGCGTAGTCGCGAAGCCATTCGACAAGCTCGATGGTCTTGTCTCCGAGCATGGGGTCCATTTCGGGGCGGGGTGGGATGTCGGTGTTTTTCTTGCTCATTTTTTGATGACTTTGCGTTTGGGTGTTTCGATGTCGCCATCGGCAATCACAGGGCGGCGAAGCATCGTCTCGATGTGTATGAGAACGCCCCGCTGGCCATCGCGGAGTGCGGCGACCACTGGGTTGAAATCGTAGCCGGGGAGAAAGACCTGCGAGTCGGTGGCAAACTGCTGCTTGATGTCAGCGATAATGAGTTCGCCATCCTTCGTATTGAATACACGGTGGTAGGCATTGGTGAGGCGCTGGCGCTCACGCTCACGCTTGAGGGCGGCAGATTTGTCTTCGGGAGCCATCATGCCATACCGGGGAGCATTTGAGCGATGGCTGAGTCTTGCTTCACGCCACCGACCTTGCCGATGGCTGCGGCTTGACGTTCCATCTGCTCGGCCTGCGCTTGTGCCTGTGCGGCCTGCGCTCGTTGTGCGCGGGTCTGTGCGACCATTTCCTCATCCATGAGCCAGCGGGCTGGCAGGCCATCGTTTCTGGCCATGTCACGGGTGATCTCGTCGAAGTCAAAGTTGTCCAGCATCTCCGGGCGAAGATTGGCAAAGGGCAGAAGCATCTCGCTGGTGCGAATGAAGGCGGCGTTTTCCAGCGATTTGATCGCCAGCGCGATCCGCGAGTTGTAGGCGACCTCTGGGTCTGGGACCATGCCGGTCATCTGGAAAGCCTCTGGAGGAGGCGGGAACTTGCCAGCACGCGCAAGGATCGCGAAGACCCGGCGAAGGAGCGGATTGAATAGCTCGGTCGTCAGACGGGCAAAGGTCGGAGAAAATTGGATGAGCTTTTCGCTCGCACGCTCGGCGACTTCGCGAGCGGTCATCTGCTTTTGGAGTTGAGCGAACATTTGGAAGAGGTCCACATGGAACGCTTCGTTGATCGCCTTGCGTTTTCCTTCAGCCCGCTCGACGCCGATGTCGTAGCGCCCGCCTGTTCCCCATTCCTTCGGGGTGGCCTGCGGGTTGTTCGGATCGAAATACGTCACGCCTCCCGCACGCAGGTCGATGTCGCCATCGAACCCAGCAGGGATGAGGATGCGCGGGAAGGCGTGAATCTCTGCCAGAGAATCGAGTTGCTTCTCAAGGAAGTTGAGTTGCTTGCATTCGGGAAGCGCCGTCCAGCTTGGGCTATAGCCGTAGCACTCGCTGTTTTTCCACTTGAGGTAGCGGGTGACAAAGAACGGTTGCTCATCAAATCCCGATTTGAGGAAAACGTGCTTGGTCGCCTTCTCCACATAGACACTAGCGTAGGGCTTGTTGGCCCCGTCACGCTTGCCATCCTCGATCTCGCCCGGTCCGCGAGGAGATATGAGATGGATGCAGGTAAATTTCTTGTTGGAGTTGGGGCGCTCTAAATCCTTCCGCATCGCCTCGGTGAGCGCCTCGATGCCGAACTTGAGTGCGGCCTGCCGAGCCGTGATCTCGTACTCGCGGGAGAGTGTATCGACGTAGCCCTCGTCATCTTCAGAGATCGCAAACGATCCCATGTCGAGCTTGGTGAAGTTGAGTGAGTTGTTCTTACCTCCCTCGACAAGAATCGCAGCGGTCCCGAAGCACCCTCGGTCCAGATAGAGTTCGTGGATTTCCGTGTAGAAATTGGATCGGCTCAGTTCGGCCTGCATGACCTCGGTACAACGCTTGAACCACTGCTCGACCTCGTCCTCAGACTCCATCGACTTCGGAGGTTCTAGGCTGAACCACCGGCTTTCGAGCGGCGTCATCCAACTCAGTTGGCCATTGGCCAAGATCATGTTTGCCCGCACCGCAGTCGCGTCGAATAACTGCGACTCATCTTCCGTGGTGGGCGATGTGTTTTGCGTGAACATGCCCGCCTTGCGAGGCATCACATACTTGGCGATGTCCTCCCAGAGTGACTCCCAAGTCGCACGCGCATGGACCAACTCAGCGTGCCGCTGAATGACCCTGTCTGCGAGTTCGGGATTGTTGCCGTTCATCGGGTATCAGTCAAAACTAACCGAGAGTGGACTGCTTGCTGGAATCATAACCCATCTGGTTGCTCTCCCCGGCAATGATGCTTCGGCGCATGCCTTTCCTGCGCTGCGCGGCGGGCAGTTGGTCATCGGGGGCGTTCTGATCCACGCGAGCGCCGGGGGCGGCTTTATTGGCCTCCATGTTGGCCATGGCGAGTTCCTGCTGGCGCTTCTGCTCTGTTGCCTGCTCGGCCTGCACACGCATCTGCTCCTTCATCATCGCGGCCTGCTCCTCTGCGCGTTTCTCGGCAGCGGCCGTTTGCGCTGCGGCTGCGGCTTTTTCTGAACTGCTTGGACCCTTTGAACCTCCACCTCCGAACCAAGCTAGGACGGGAGAGAGGATGGGGTTGAGTTGGTGGTCAATGAGTCGCATCGTGGTTTTATTTTCGAGGTTTCGTAGATTCGGAGCGGTCGATTCCGACGACTCCATGCGACTAAAGGAAGGGTGTAAGGAGCGAAATGGCAAGGATTATTTTGACTGATACCACAATATATTGTGATCAGCCAGCAGTTCTGACACAACCTGTGGTATGTGTAGGCGGCATCGCGCCAGCGTTCCTGCGGGTCGTGGATGTCAACCGGGCGGGCGAGCATGAAGAAGTCCTCGGTGTTGATGACGACCCCATTCCAAGCGGTCAATTCGACTTCCTCCGAGAAGGATCGCGGCTGCGGGTAGCGCCGGTAGAGATCGAGGATTTGGAGTTCCAGTTCGCGCTTCACCGGCGCACCTTTCCGAATCCACCCCCACGGAACCCGGCCACCACTCTGGACGCCTCACCCCGCTCGGCCTTCCGAGGGATCGCGGATCGGTCGAGCACCATCCCACGCTTAATGGCTTGGTGGGAAAGACTGAACGCATCAGCGTAATGGCTGCTCCAGTCATGCACCGGCACATCCTTGATCGTGACGCCATCACGCTCCTCCTTGGCGTGATAGGCATCGAGCGCCTCTAGTCCATCGGCACATCCAGACTCATTGATTGAGATGCGAGGGAACGCATCGTTGCCAAGGTTGATGCCATCCCACACGCTGTTCTGTCGCGGCACAGGGCAGACGCCGGTCAACCCGCTGCGACCGAGCGCCTCCTGCCAGAGTCCTCCGACTTCCGCTGCGGCGTCATGCGGTATGAAGTGACCACCGTAGCCGTACTGGCGATCCTTGAGCCTCGCAGCCCAGTCTGCGGGCGTAGCGCACTCATCGCTACCAGAGAGCGCCTCGATGTAATTGATGCGGTCACCGACCATCTGCCATATCCACACCTTCTGGTTGAGCGGAGCGCCAACATCCCATGAGGTGTAGACCGGCAGTTCTTTGAACCAGAGGATGTCATTGGTCACCCGCTTCTCAGCGCGGGCCTTTTCAAGTGACCGCACATAGATCGCCCCCGGACGTCCCACGTTGAAACTGCACTCGTATTCTTGCTGGTAGGCATTTTCTGTCGTGCCTTTTCTGATGTCATCGAGTTCGGCGGCAGGAATGATCCCCGACTCGCTGGCTCGTTGCATGAGGGAGAACCACTCGCTGTCCGCGCAGGCGCGATTCCATTGCTTCCAGAAGAGATTCCTGCCCTTCGGCGTGCCGACCCATGTCGCCCATCCATTGTAGTCGGTTAAGGTTGGCCGGATGACATTGTCCCATGCTGCTGGATCGAGATCAGCCGCCTCGTCCATCACAACGCCATCGAGGTAAATTCCGCGCAGGCGCTCGAAAGCTTCGCCGGAGTAGAGTCGGATGGTCGCGCCATTGTGGAAGGTGATCGCCAGATCGGCCTTGTTGATGACCACGCCTGGTATCTGCGAGGTGAACTGGACGAGGTATTTCCACGCGATGTCCTTCGCCTGCTCACGGGTCGGAGCGACATAGGCATAGCGAAGAGGTGGCCCGCTGCGCTTATGCTGGAGCGCCTTCACGATGAGGTCTTGGATGCACACGAAACTCTTCCCAGCGCGGCGATGCAGGACCATCACGGCCCAGCGTTGCGTGCGGTGCAGGTAGCTCGCGAGTTGCGGTCGCGGCACAATGGCGATGTTAATTTTGGCCACCGATGGTGAGGTTGATTTCCAACGCACCGACGATGTCGAGCTTCTCCGGCTCATTCCATCCCATCGCCTTCGCCAGCATCTCGCCGTATTTCGCGCACGTTGAGGATTCTGGCGGCATTTCCATGAACCGCTCGCGGAGTGTTTCGAGGTAGGTCTCTCGCTTGTAGGTCATCTTGGATTCCACCTTGGAGCGGAGTTCTTCCACTCTCTTAGTGATATCAACATTTTTCAACAATCGCTCACCTCCCTGTCCTGCTCCATTTTCGGAGTAACCGGCTTTGAGATAGGCTTGCGTGATCGACATGCCGCTCGCATAGGCTTGGCAGAACGCTTCTTGTTTGGGGTTTATCTTCATAAGTGTTCGGTATCAGTCGAAACTTGTCTTGACAAGAATGTTGTTCCCCCTTTTATAATCCCCACAGCTTCGCGTATTTCAATGGTCGTCATTTCTTGCGCTTTCGTTTTGCACTTGGCTTGGCGGAACGTGATTTCGATGGTTTCCGGGTCGTCGTCTTCGATGAGGTGAGCGTAGCGGAGTTGGTCGATGAGAGGCTTACAACCGCCCGCATAATTATCGGCATCGAGGAGTCGGCAGGCATGGCGCGTAATGATGAGAGTAGTGCGAGGCGTGCGCGTTTTTTCTCCTTTTGGAGGAGGGTCCAGTGCTGGCCGAGCAGGCGGTTGAGGCTTGGGGTTGTGTATCCCGGCAGTTGTAGAGTGAGAGTAGCTTCCATCTGGGTTGGGTTTGTAGCCGAGCTTTTCGAGTTGGTCATGGGTCCAGTTCACTGCGCCTCCTTTTTCAGCAGATCGAGGATGCCTTTGAGCAACTTCACTTCCTCCCTAGCTTCGTTGCGCTCGCGCTCAAGCTGTCTTGCGTGTTTCCATATAACCGGATGAGAGAACTTTGCGGCACTTCCAAGTTCATTTTCGAGATGATCTGTTTCTGGTGTCTTCATAATTTAAAATAAAAATTCTTGGCGGCGACGAGCAGCTTCGATTTTGCGGCGTTCCGGCGTGGCTTGCCAAAATCGTTTGCAGGCGGCGTCAATGTCGCCCTCCAGTTTCGCCCACCACCTGTCCGCCCGGTCGGAGCCGCAGGATTCTGTCCCTGCGGCCCCTTGGCAGACGATCTCCCGATTAGAACGAGATTTCTTCTTCATTGCGGGCAATTTTGAGGCGTTCGTTAAGGGTGGCGATGCGGGATTGATCGAGGGGTTCCGCAGCACCTTCCAGCGGGTTGATCCACTTGATCTTGAATCTGGCCTCGCCGTTGTATTCCTCGGCCTCCACCGTGATTTTGCACCTCTGGTTGAGGAACGGCGATTTGCCAGAGGAGAGTGAGGCGATGTCCCACTCGCGGCCAAAAGCCTCGTCAAGGGTCTTCGCCGTCCGTGTTGCCGCCTTCTCCGAGAGCCATCCCTGCCAGACGATTTCGCGTCCATGCTGGTCGCTCGCCGGATCGTCAATGAGGAGCGGGAGACGGATGAAATCCGTGCCGGTCTTCGTCTTGCCAAGCCATCCGTTGCCGGGTTGCTTCACCTTGGCAATGAATTTGCCTGCCGAGGTGACGTATTTGGTTTGTTCTGCGAGTTCGTGTGTTGTCATTTTGTTTGGTTGTTTATGTTGGGGAGATTGGTATCAGTCAAAACTTTGTTAATTATAGGGAGAATTGCAGTTGAGGACGGCGATCTCCTCCGGTTGATTGTTCTAAATAGCGATGGAGTTCCTCTAACCGTTCCTCTCCTCCGCGCATCCACCCCGTGCCATCGCAAGACTCCACCCCAGCTTCATGGCAAATCCAAAGTAAACGCTCGGAATTAACACGCCCCACATGGACGCGAGGAAAGTTGTTTGCCCAAGTGTGTAGGTGCTTCCACTTCCACTCGGTTGTGCCTCCTACAAAAATTACATCCGCTTCGTCCGGCACATCGTTTGGGGTCATTCCATCCTGCACGGCAAACGCAAAACATACCCCGCGCAGTCGATCTCGTAGTTGAGGCATCCATTCATGCCAGCGGATGATCGTTGACTCCCTGTCTGCTACCACATCGGGAACCACCACCCAGCTCGGCTTGTGTGCAGATTTTGATTTCTCAATCAATTTGAGAAAAGCCTCTGCATCCCACTCCCGATCATTTGCCCATGCCCCGTAGGCTCCATTGTCGAGAGCGTATGGCATCCAAGATGGAGGTTGCCGCCAACCATCTGGAGATAGCAGCCAGCCGATTCGGTTTAAAAACTTACCGGCAAGGTATCCTATCTGGATTCCAGAATTATTGGACGGCATCACGATCATTCCACTCCCTCCCGCACAATGTTTGTGAACTCCGATAACCGCCGGAGGATCGGCTCGCCCCTGTCGGGCGAGAGCATTTTTCTGAGGTCACCCTTGGCGGCATTCGCCGTCCAGATGATGGGCAGTTCGTGAGAGGATCGGTGTTCTAGCAGGTCGAAGAGTTCCAACTCGCTGCGCTCGGTCATCTTCTGCTTTCCGAGATCATCGAGCAACAGCACCTTGGTGCGGCGGCAGCGGGTCAGCGTGTCCTCCGCCAGCGCCTTAGCCTGGTTGTCATCATGCCACTGGTCCGCGCAGGCTTTAGCGAAGGCAGTCGAGGTTATCCCGAAGACGCGAAGCCCGCTGAAGTGCAGACGCTTGAGCAGTATCCATGCCGCTCTGGTCTTACCGCAGCCCGCAGGGCCGATGAGTCCCATTCCAACTGGATTATACTGCCATGCCTCGCATTCGCGCAGGAAGGTGCTTGGAATGCGTCCGAGGTCGCTTTGGCGGTAGAGTGGTGGACAGAGGGCATGGAACGCCTCCTGCCGCCTCCCCTGCTCCGCTGCGGCCTGCTCCGCTCGGAGCTTCTCGGAATGCCGAGCGAGGCAATCCTCGCACAGCACCCGGAGGTTTGGGAAGTACCTCGATACGTTCTCGTCGGGTAGCGGGACCGACTCGAAACATTCCTCGCTCGCACAGGGTTGGTAGGTGGTCACCATTGCTCTACCTCCTCGACCTTGGCTGGGGCCAATGCCGGTTCGACCTTGTTGAGCCAGCCGATGACAAACATCCGGGTCTTCTTGCGTCCGGGGCGAGCGAGAAGCCATGCATCCATCTTGCGGCTTTCCGCCTCGACATCGATGTTCGGGTAGTGCCGCTTCATCTCAGTCCAGAACTCCTCATCGAGAAGATAGGTTTTTTTCGGAGCGCCTACTTCTACTTTAGTAGAAGTATTAGAAGATGAAGATGAAGAAGAAGAAGAAGAGCTATTTTTAGCCATTGGCTGATTGATGGCTGAGCTAATAGCTGAGCCATTGGCTGAGCTATGCCCATTTACAGCACCTGTATTCTCTCTCATTCCGCTTTCCCATCGCAGTTTAGCTCCACGCTTTCCGCTCACCGATCTCTCTTCGCGGTATTGATCCTGCTTCAATTTTTCCTCCACCAAGCGTTGATGAATAAGTTTCGAGGAATCGCTTGGGTGCGGTTGGAATAGCTGAAGGCATGGCTCAACGATGGCTAAGTCATGGCAACCGCATAGCTGAGCTATGGCTGAGCTATCAGCGGGAATCCACTCCTCTCGCCAGCAGTAGCAGAGAAGTTCCATGTAAAGCCCCCGCGATGCCCAAGGCAGCATGCGGATTCGCATATCAGCCAGCCAGTCGCCGGGGTAGAATTGAAACGCAGGGCGCTTAGTCATTTTCCACCTCCAAGAATTCGCCATGCGAGTGCTGCCACTGCTGGAACTTGTGAATTCCCAATGGAACGAGATCGGTCCACCCAAGTGGAAATATCATGTGATGTTCCAACCATGTTAGGCTCATTTGCTTGCCAGCCAGATGCCCATACATTTCTGGATTCGTAGCTGGCAACTCGTCCAAATTGCCCATCGGCTTGGAACGGTTCCACCACTTCCGATACTTCCACATCCTTGCCAAAGGAGTTCCCAACAATCCAAAGCCTCTCCCTTTTATGCCTTGCTCCAATATGGTTTGCGCCCAACACTCCCCACCTCGCATCATACCCCAGTTGGGAAAGGTCTCCAAGGACTCGCCCAAGTCCTCGAAGAGCAAGCATTGAGCTGTTCTCCATGAACGCGAATTTGGGTCGTATTTCGCCAATGATTCGGGCCATTTCTGACCAGAGTCCGCTTCGCTCGCCTTCAATTCCAGCCCCCCCCCCAGCAATTGAGATGTCTTGGCACGGGAATCCTCCGCAGACGACATCGACTTTTCCCCTCCACGGAGTTCCGTCGAAGGTGGTGACATCATTCCAGATTGGAAACTTTGGCAGGATTCCGTCCCGCTGCCTTTGCAGCAGGACTTTCCGGCAATAAGGTTCAATCTCGACAGCACACACTGGGGTATGTCCAAGAAGGATGCCGCCGAGGATTCCTCCCCCTGCTCCTGCAAATAAGTGTAGCTCATTCACATGCCCCCCCTGCCAGCGAATACTCCGCGACCCGCTTTCCCGTAGGTGTCACAACTTTCTTCTCGGTTATCGGCCATCCCGCCTTGCGAAGCTCGCAGACGCGAGCCGCCAGCCGGAAGCAACCGAAGAGGTTCAGCGCATCAATCGCCGTCACCCGGTGACCGCCGCGCAGGTAGCCCAGTATCGCGTTCGCCTGCGTAGGGCGGGAGTGACCGAATTCTAGTTCTGGCTGGGTCATATTACGCCTCCAACTCTTTTCTCAGCACGTTTTGGCGAGTATCCTACCGCCACCAGAGCATCCACGATTTCCTCGTTCGTCGGGGTGCTGCCGCCGTAATCGCGGACATCGCGATTGAAGACCCCGAACCCACGCTTGATCGCTTCCGACATGGTATGGAGCGACACGAAATCCCACCACACAATCCGCTTAGCCGCCGACTGCACATGCTCTGGGACGACTGCAAAGGCCTCCACCCACGCCTGCCCATCGCGACCACGCAACTCCTTTTCTTCTGGCCAGAGTGATCTCATTTGAGCGCCCTCGCTTTCTTGTCCTCGACCAATTTTACGATGTCGGCCTTGCGTTGGGCATGTTGTTCCTGCACAGGCAAGCGCATCTTCTCATGCCACTCGCGGTACGCCTTGCCACCCATGTCGCCGCCCATCGCGGTCACAAGGTCATCGAGTCCGCTCTTGCCTGCCACCGCTGCCGAGACGATTGCGATCCTGTCGAAGTACTCGCTACCACTCTGGTGCTGTAGCTTCCATCCGGGTAGCGACCCGCCATCGAGCAAGAGTTGCTTTGCCGCATCGCGCAGAGGCTTGAGAAACTCCTTCTCAAATATCGATGACGCCTTGAGTACCTTCGCCAAGCGAGTTGGATCGGCGAGGACGTTCTGCCGCACCTCGGCCAATGAGACCTCCGACTCCACTGCCGCCAGAGTCTGAACCACCGGTTCGACGACCTGTTGGCATCGGTCTTTCTTCACACACCATGAGCAGTACTCATTCGCGCAGGGTTGCTTGTTTGGATCGTTCACCGTCTGAACTATTCCGTTCACCCAAGCATCCGCCTCCTCGTAGGTGTAGGTGTAGTGGACCACCTCTTGCTGGTCGCAAAAGAGCAGCACGCATTCCCATTTGTCGGTGAACGTGCGAGCCATGTTGCCGAGGGCGTATGCCGCCTGCTGCTTATGATAACTGCGTGGTTGGCCCGACTTTAAATCCATGCTCAAACCGAGCGCCTCGACCCGCGCATCCTCGGTTCCCACATGGGAGAGGTGCGGGGTCACAACTTTGAGTTGCGACTCATCGCTGATGATTGGATGACCCTGCGCCAAATCCTTGGCAGTCGTGACCGCCCACATGACCGAGTCCTGCTCCAAGTCGGAGAGCGCCAAAAATGGCTGGCGCTCGCCCATGAGAAGACCCCGGAAGGCCAAATCCATCCGAGTCCCACGCTCTGCCGCTGGGCCAGAGACGGGGTTGGATTCAAAGCACGGACAGAGGTCGAGCTTGTCGAGAGCAGAGTGTCTGATGGCGCTCATTATGCGACCTCCTTGAGAACGGCTGCGAGGAAGCGTGGCGTGTTAGACAGCACCCTGTTGCGGTAGCCCTCGTCCGTCATGTCACGGAATGTCTGCCCCTCGGCGATCTGCCCCTTGGCCAGCAGGAACGCATTCACCTTCGCTTCATGCTCGAAAATGCCCTTCTCCAACTCGTCCGAC